AATGAGTCCATACACATATCTTTATCTTGAAATGCGTAGGGGTGCATTAGGGTACGGCACTCAGTAAGGTTAACGTTACATGCTAGGATCAGGGCTGTAAACATATTAGTCATTCGCCTCCATTTCTGTGATCAGTCGGTCTAGGTACCATCGGGCTTTCTTTAAGTCCTCCACGGGTTTGCCCTTGTACCGATAACGGTGGAGGTATTTCTTACAGTTCCCCTCTAGGTAACCAAAGAACATCAGGACATCCATGTTGTCTTTCATGTAGTCAATGCACTCTATCTTACCGTCACCGTAGTGTGAGGGGTTATTCACGGGGTCTGTCATAGCTTCTCCTTAAGAAATACTTTCACCCACTCAGCACAGATACCACTACGTACAATGTCTTCCACACCAAACTCAACGACAGGTACATTAAGCATGTGTTTCTTGGCTAAGTGGATAACTTTAGACAGGCCTGAGGTAGTTTTCAAGTCTGACTGCTGAATGTCACCGTTGAGAACGATGGTAGAGCCTTCGCCCACACGTGTCAAGAGCATCTTAATCTCAGGGACTTCGATGTTCTGTGCCTCGTCTACAATGATGAAGGCATTATCAAAGCTACGTCCCCGCATTAGCGCCAGTGTAGCAACCTCAATGTTACCTGCCTTGAGGCCTGTGTCTACAGCACCCTTACCTAGGTGCTTAGTGAGTACATCAAGTACAGGTAATGCCCACGGCTGTGCCTTCTCCTCTAGGGTGCCTGGGAGAAACCCAATATCCTTACCTACAGCTACATGAGGACGAGTGATGACAATCTTGTCGATCTCTTTGAGGGTGTACAGATCAGCAGCACAGGTAGCTGTCACGTAAGTCTTACCTGTACCAGCAGGGCCTAGGATGAGAACCTGTTTGCTACTCTTGATAGCCTCAATGAGTTCCTTCTGTTTAGGTGTACGTGGTGTAATACCAGAGGTAGGTTTGGCAGCAGCACCCTTGTAGTTTGTCTTACGACGTGTACGTGATTGTTTCTTGGGTGGTTCTTTATCGTTCATTGTGCTTCCTTAAATAGGCTAGTGCGTTTTCAAGACCCTCTATGGTATCCCCTAGGTGACCTATACCTGAGTTGCACTTATGGCATAGCCAGCCTCTAAACCTGTTCGTAAGATGATCGTGGTCTAAACACATTAAGTGGTACTCTCTAGAACAGCAGTCGCAAACAGGAGGTTTCTCAGGGGCAGTCTTCCTTAGTCTATCCCTAAGCTGGCTCTGTTCCCTCTTGCACTTATTGCACCTGTGATCTTTCTTATCTTTGGCAGTAGCTTGTTTACCAAAGTGATTTAAGTCTTTCTTGATTCCACAGTATGAGCATACCTTACCTTGCTCTGGTTCAGAGATAGGTAGAACAGGAAACAAGTCACCCTGAATCATAAGGTAACCAACTCTGCTTGAGTGTAGGGGATGTGGAAGAACAGTTCACCCTTCTGGATGTACCGTCCCTTAGCTTCCTTGAGGCTGTCCTTGGTGAGGAGTGTGTCCTTGATGCGCCATGCCTGTTTGAAGTCAGGACGAAAGATGTAGAAGTTTAGGACACTCTTCTCGTCTGCCTTGTGTTTGTCCAGTAGACGTTGCTTACGCTCAGGGATACGAACCTCTGTCCAGTGTGTCGGCCAGTCACCCTTCCAAGCTGTCTTAACTTCTGCTTCGTTGTAGTACGTAAACCCATTCTTCTGAGTGACTACATCAACGCCATAGTTCTCTTCGTTGTTGACTACAGTGTGGCCCTTGCTCTCCAAGTAAAATACTAGGGTATTACGGGCTGGTGCGTCATAGGCCTCGTAGAGACCCCGACTAAACTTCTTACGTACTGCTGACATCTAGCAATTCCTTTAGTTCTGTGTACCCACCCACATGTGTTCCGTCGTGAGAGAAGATTTGAGGGACAGTAGTATGTCCTGCCTGTTTAATCAGGGTAAGAACCCACCTAGAACTAGGGCTTTGGACATTGTACTCTACGTACAATTCGTTAGACCCTTTAAGCAAGGCCTTAGCTGAGTCACAGAAGTTGCATTGGTTACGGGTTATAAGGACGTACATAGTATCTCCTTGGTTGAGGATTTAAGTGAGCAGTTTAGACACATACTCAGGTGTTAGGTTTACGTCAAGTCAACAATCTCACAGCTATCCCCAGAACATGCTAGTGTCTGGCTTCCTGCTGTGTTGTCCTCTACCTCATACTCTGAGAGCTTAGACCAGTCAATAGCCTTGGGCATGATAGAGAGCATTGTCTCGTAGTCACTCTTACCTACCTCTTGGTATGGTGCCTGTTGATAGGTGTGCTCGTTGTAGGGCAGGAACGAAACACCAGACATTTCATCGAAGTGCTGGTACACAAAGGCTCCCACCTCAAACCACTCATCCTTCTTAACGTTGATAGTCACTGAGGGTTTGTGTTCACACCATGCTCGTTGGTACTCCAACCACATCTTAAGCTGCTCAATAGCAGACATGTCGGATGTGACTACAGCATTCTCAGGTGCCTTCATGGGGAAGGAGAACACCGTGGTCTGGTCTGGCTTAAACACGTCAGGCTCATTAGGGATACCCTGATCCTTCATGAACTGTGTCAGTGGGTCTTTGTTATCTCCACGGACAGTACGAATGTAGTAAGCTGAGTGCCGAGCATGGATGCCACTAGCAGAGTCAACAAGCTGGGAGACAGTACCGCTGGGCTTAACGCAAGTGATAGCAGTAGAAACAGGGATACCGAGGCGCTCAGCCCAAGCAGCATTAGTAGCAACGGCAACTTCTTTAAGGTGCTCAAGGGTACTCTCCAATCCTTTATTATTTGTAGTCATTAAGGGGTTATCCATTATCCCCGTGAGTGACACACCCAACAGGCGTTCTTCTTCTGTATTACGCTGCCACACCTTTCGCAGGTAGGGGAACTTTGTGTACGACGACTGGATAGTACCAAGGATTGTAGCCAGCCGGACCTTTGCTTCCAGTGTTTCCACTGTATCAGAGGCACGCACCACAACCTCAGTAAGATTGCAGAACTGGTACGGACGAAGAATGATTTCACTACAGGGGTTAGTACCAAACTCGAAGTTAGGGTCACGGCGACCATTCTTTTCAGCCTGCTTAATGCTTGCTTGACGGTTGAAGATACCACGTTCACCACTCCCAGATTCTACCAGTGCCATCCACTCACGCATGAAGGACAGGGCATCAGGCTTTTCAGTATAAGATACAGAGTTATTAGCCAAGGCACGTTGGGGGTTACCATCCCACCATGAACCAGACTTAGCATGACGCATACGGTCATCACTCAGGTTAGACAGAGAGATCATAGCAGACCGACGCACACCACCGACTACAACAACCTCACCAATCTTACACATGATGTCATGACACTCAATGGAAGACAGCTTACGTCCCTGTGCCTCCTTGAAGACACGGATGACAAAGTTAAACAGATCAACCAGTGGCGCTGGGCCTGAGGCACGACCACCAAAGGTCTTAAGTTTAGCCCCTGCTGGACGTACACGGGATACATCCCACTTAGCAATCTCACCACTATACAGGAGTGCAATCAATTGACGGAGAGACTTAGCCCAACCTTCCTTGCTATCCTTGACTACGATGGTGGTCTCACTGTCGAACAACTCAGGTACTTCTGGCAGCTTAGTAACGAACTGACGTTCAACGGAGAAGCCTACACCAGTACCACAGAGGAGGATGAACATAGCCTCATCGAAGGACTTAGGGTCATCTACGGGTAGGTAGGAACAGTTGTAGCCAGCAGTGTTGTCACGGTCCAAGGCAGGACCAGCAGTCATCAAGGCCCGCATGGAGGGCATGACACTGAGGTTAAGGATAGCATCCTCAATTGCGTGGTAGGTCTCCCAACCCTTCTCGTCTGTCAGTACTGGTGCTACAAGGTTATCCATGTAGCGGCTTACAGTTTCACCCCAGCTTTCACGACGACCCTCTTCCTCTAGCCAACGTGCGTAACGGCTGGTGTGGATGAATGCTTGGTAGTCTGTGGGTAGGTAGTTGCTAGTTGTCATTGTTCTTTCCGTTCTTTGATTTCGTATAGTCGTTTCATCATTGTCTCAGGTACAGCCAGAGAGATTAACTTAGCCTCTGCTCTCTCAAAGTCAAGTCTACCATCGTCGTATTGGTTGATTACACTCTCTGCTGTCAGCACCCATGCAGGGATTATGTTAGTGTAGCTCATACCAAATCACTCAGGTCAACTTTAGGGTAGTCCTTGTTCTTGATAATCTTTCCATCATCACGACGTTGTACCGTACCATCAGGCTGAACACAACGTCCTACATTGTTAGCGTGTACACGTTGTAGGGCTTCATCTAAGTCCCACCCCTTAGCGTTAGCATAACCATAGATCACATACAGCATGTCAGCTAGCTCTTTCAGTTGAGGCTCTACAGTAGAGTGCTCCATCTCGTAGGCCCACTCTAGGTACTCCTCCATGATAAGCCCAGCATAAAGTTCTGCGTCTGGTTCCTGACCCATGATACGGCTAAACTCTTTAACCATAGCCATAGGAGGTTTAGGTGCTGGTGGTGCGGTGTAGTATTCTACACCCAAGTCATCCATATCCTGTGCTGTAATCATTCTTCTAGTTCCTTCCAGTGTTCCATTTCCTCATCTACATTGATGTAGTCGTCGAAGTTAATCAGACCCTCTTCGATCAGCAACTTGACTACAAACTCTTCTGTAATATCGTTCTGTTCTAGGAGGATCATTAGGCCGTAGTTCTCTACTAAGGCTTTTAGTTTAGAGTCGAAGTCAAACACTGTTCGTCTACCTCCAGAGGGTAAGGACTACGATTAAGCCAATGAGCATCGTCGTAGGCTGCGTTGAAGTTCTGATAGTGTAGCTCTACCTCAGCCCAGTCACCGTCTGAGAGTTGAGCAAGACACATATTATAGTATGTCCCGTCACCCACTTCAAGCGGTCCCTCAAAGCATTTGTGTACTTTAGCTACTTTCATTTAACCACTCCTCAGGTATTAGTTTGTCTGCGTAGAGAAACCCATGTTTGTCACACCACATACCGTATGTCGTCTTGGACCCCTTGTTGATCTTAGCACGGGAGTTGGAAA